TTATGAGTAAAAGTTTTAGTCTAGACCAGTTAATGACTGGCATTAAAGATAGAAACGTAGGCGACGATAACAACCGCTTGGTTGAAAAGTGGAATCGTACAGGTTTGTTACGCGGTATGGAGCAAAATGGTCAAAAAGGCGAGATGATGGCACGTCTTCTCGAGAACCAGGCAGCTCAATTATTGCGTGAGGCCAATTCACTTTCAACTGGCGGCGGCGCTCTTACGTCAAGCGGTCAAGTCCGTGGTTTTTCAAACATTGCATTTCCAATCGTTCGTCGTGTATTCGGTGGATTGGTTGCAAATGAACTAGTATCAATTCAGGCAATGAGCCTTCCTTCAGGCCTATTGTTCTATCTTGATTACACGTATGGTAGCAATGTTGGTCGTACAGGTCCGAATCTTACAGGTGATTCAGACGAAGTAACATACATGAAGGGTAAATCAATCTATAACAACCCAACAGGTAAAGGCGTTCGTTCTGGCTCATTGGCCACTGGCGGTATGCATGACCTTGTCGGTTCAGGTTATTCAAAGGTTCACTCAGGTTCTGATGCAGTTGCATTGGTACCTAATAATGTTGGTACATTCTCGGTTGCAGGTACTTCAATGCCAGTAACTGCAGCTGGCCTTGCAGCTAATCCGACGGTTGCTGCAACATCTGATTTCTCAGGTTCAAATGCACGCTTTGCGAGCTTTGATCCGCAGGTTGATACAGCAATTGCCGAGGGCGACCTTGATGTTGTCTTCGTTCACCTTACAACAGCAGCTATTACGGCGCAGATTGCTAGCGCTGATCTAACAGCAGTTGATCAGTTGGCAATTACAAACGGTCTTGGTAACTGTTCCGCATGGGGCGAAGATTATCAGGGCGGAAATGGCGTTTTAAACCTACGTCGTCTCAATAAGCGCGGTAACCTTTCAGCTGGTGTCTTTACACCTAATGCGCTGAATGGTACGCACATACAGTTTGTCTGTAAGGTTGCAAATGCAGCAGCAACAGGCTCATTAAGTACAACTGTTGCTCTTTCAGCAGCTCTTTCGGATTCACTTGATGTTGATTCAACCGATGGTTCAACACTTGCTGTTCCTTCATTCGAGTCAGACTTCTCGGCAACACCGAGTGCAGCAATTCCAGAAATTGACATCAAGATTGAGTCAATTGCTGTTACTGCAACAACTCGTAAGCTACGTGCTAAGTGGTCTCCGGAACTTGCGCAGGATCTCAATGCATACCATTCATTGGATGCAGAGGTAGAGCTCACACAAATCCTTTCAGAGCAAATCGCTCTCGAAATCGATCGTGAGATTCTTAACGATCTTGTTACACAAGCAAACGGTGCAAATCTTTACTGGTCTCGTTCACCAGGCAAGATTGTTAACAAGCAAACAGGTAGAGAAGCAACAAAGTCATCATCACTCGCTTCCGGCCCGGCATTTACCGGTACGGTTCGTGAATGGTATGAGACTCTCACCGAGACAATCATTGACGTTGCTAACACAATCCATCGCAAGACACTTCGCGGTTCAGCAAACTTTGTTGTTACATCACCAGATGTATGTACATTGTTCGAGAACAGCCTTCTTTACAAGGCTAATCTCAAGCTTGACAGCAACGGTCAGGTTGGTTCACCGTTCTCACTTGGTGCAGAACCAGTTGGTTCATTAACAAACCGTTTCACAGTATACAAGGATCCTTACTTCCCGCAGAACAAGGTTCTCGTAGGTTATAAGGGTGGTAGTTACCTTGAAACAGGTTATGTATATGCACCGTATGTTCCGCTAATTGTCACACCGACAATCTTCGGGCCAGAGGACTTCACACCTCGTAAGGGTGTAATGACTCGCTACGGCAAGAAGATGGTTCGCAGTGATTTTTACGGAACTGTAACCATCATGGATATGAACTTAATCTAATCTAGATAACGTTTAATCTTGATAAGAAAGGCTGCCGAAAGGTGGCCTTTCTTTTTTTTATATATCTGCAATAAGAAAGAGGCAAAGAAATTTGCCTCTTTTCTTTTTTTTATATACACAAAAATTTAAAATAATAATATATATTAATAGAGTATATGTCAAAGCCAATATTTCAAATAAATGAGTGATACCCGCAGAGCCTTGGTTTTGTCGGCAGGTAGTGCCAAAGGCGCATACCAAGTCGGAGTATTACGAAAATGGCTTTATGAAGATGAACAAGATTATAACATATTATGTGGCGTCAGTGTTGGCGCCATAAATGTTTTACAACTTGGGTTGACACAGTTTGGTAGCCCCCGCGAATCATATCAGCTACTTTATGATAAATGGAAAAATGTTTCAAAAGAAAATATTTATCGCGATTGGGAACCGTTTGGAAAACTTTCTGCTTTGTGGCGCCAAGCAGTATATGACTGTTCTCCGTTACACGATTTAATCAGGCAAGACTTTGATATTAAAAAAATAAGAGACTCAAACAAACAAATAAGGGTTGGTGCAGTGTGTCTTAATGACGGCCAAAAATATTTTGCATCTGAAAAGGATGATAATTTACTTGATTGGTGTTGTGCTAGCGCTAGTGTACCTATATTGATGAAGCCTGTCAAGATTAACGATAAATTTTGGATCGACGGAGGTATAAAAGTCCTAACTCCGATTGCGCAAGCATTAGCGTTAGGTGCAACAGAAATTGATATTATATCATGTTCAGGTACTCCATCACCAGATTGGAAACTTTCAGAAGGCTTATGGTCACTTCTTAGTGTTGCGTACAGAAGCTATGAATTGATGCATGAAAGGATTATGAAGGCCGATTTTCATGCAATTGGGTTATATAATCAGTTTTCTATAATTGAAAAACCTAAGTTTGATAATGTCAAAATCCGCATAATTAGACCAAAAGAAGTTTTACATGATAAAGTTCATGTACTTGATTTTGATAATAACACTGTTAGACGGCTCATGGATATGGGTTATCGCGATGCCAGTAAATATTCAAATTACATATAGTTTATTTTTTTTGAAAATATTGTATATATAAATTTATGGCATCAACAGTTACAAATTCAGTATCAAGAACCGTTCCTCGGGTAATTGACCCACCTAAAAAAAATAAATCGACAGCAATAGCTGTAAAAGCTGAGACAGATAATGATGTAATAATTCAAGAATTATTTACAAAATTAGGTAATACAGCCGCAACATACACGCTTGAAGGTACAACTTTTTTGACGCTGCAGGTTCAAGATCCGATTCAAAATAAAAATAACGTAATTAAAATTATTAATTCTTCAGGGTATATGCATGAAGTTACTGGTACTATGGCAAATATATTTTCACAAGATAATATGGTATATTCAAAGCTGGAATTTAATTCTGAAGCAGGTTCATATATTACATTAATGTCAGATGGTAATAGTTATAATATCTTAGAAGTTTCTGGCAAAATTAATTATGAATAACCTATAATTCTTCTATATGAGAATGATACTTATAGAATAGCATGCATATTTTTTGCATTGCAATAGGTTAATTATGAGTACATTCGCACAAACAACAAATCCAACGCCATTTTCATTTTATGATAACGACGGTGAGTTTCAGGCAGAGGCTGATGCTCTAGTTTTGTTTGTAAAGCGAAAACTAGGCGATGATGTTATAAGTGTTGAATTAACAAAAAAACAAATTTGGGCATGCTTCGAAGAGTCATTAACAGAATTTGGCTCAATGGTTAATAAGTACCAGACAAAATCCCAATTGGCAACGCTTATAGGGCAGCCGACAGGAAGTTTTGCAACGGGTAGCTCTGGACAATCAGGGCTTTTAGCACGTGAAACACTTGAATTTTTAAAACGACAAGCAGAACCATACTCATTTGAAGCAGGTATTGGTGGATCATATGATACGGTGTTGTGTCATCTAGAACTAACTGGTAGTAAACAAGACTATAATTTATATACAGAATTATTAGATTCAGATAATAACGTATATTATAGTACGCTATCTGGATCACAAAAATCAAAGATGCGAATTGTTGAAATTATGCATTTTTCTCCTACTGCGGCTTATCGATTTTTTGATACATCTTCTGCAATTAATTATTTAAATAATGAATTTTCATTTGAATCTTATACACCAGAAACAATATTTTATGTTTTACCTGTGTTTGAAGATATTCTTCGAGCAGGTATGATGGACGTATCCCAACGCGTTAGACGATCAAATTATAGTTATACTGTACAAGGTAGTAATTTGAGGATATTTCCAAAACCAACAGGCACCAACCTAAGAAATCTATATGTTCGTGTTGTTCCGATGCCTGATCCATATAATCCTACTGCGTATGATGATGGTAGCGTATACGGTGTTACAAATGTATCAAACGTTCCATTTGGAAACATTCAATATACAAACATAAATAGTATTGGCAGACAATGGGTTCGTCAATACGCACATGCTTTAGCAAAAGAATTATTAGGATTGGTTAGATCAAAATTTAGTTCAATTCCGATGCCTGGTGCTACGGTTGAGCTAAATGGGCCTGAATTAATATCTCAAGCCAGAGAAGATAAAGCAAAATTATTGGACGAATTAAAAGAATTATTAGATTCATTAACGTATGACAAATTAGCCGTTCAAGAAGCAGATAAGGCTGAAAATCTTATCCGCCAATTAAAAACAGTGCCTGTACCATTAGGTAAGGCAATAACTACAGGGTAATAGGTAATGTCGCGTTTATTTTTTTCAAAAAGAGAAGTTGATTTTGTTTCAGATATAACAAAAGAATTTATGAAAGATGTTGTTGGTGAATCAATATTTTATTTTGCAATATCTGAAGTAAAATCTGATATTCATGAAGTCTACGAAGAGGCTGTTAATAAGGTATTTGAAAATCCGCTTGAAATTAAATGTTTAATTTCTGTGCCTGATAATGAACTAAGAACAGGAAAGTTTGGACAAGAAAATTTTGCAACAATTGAGGCTTTTGTACACAAAAGAGATTTGTTGGATAAAAATATAACAATTACTGAAGGTGATTTCTTTAGTTATCGTGCACAATTCTTTGAAATTGTCGGTATATTTACGCTTGATGCAGTGTTTGGTCAAGGTGAACACGAAACAGGTATTAAAATTGTTGGTAAAGAAGCAAGAAAAGGACAATTTTCAACAGATATTCCAGATGGTTCTCATGCCGAGCTTGATTTTGATTATAGCGATCGAAAACCATTTAAGCAAGAAAGAGGATTCGAAGAAGTCGATGGTGAGAAGACTGGTGATGTTCGCGAATTACAAAAAAGAAATGTTCTTGATGCTCCTATAACAGGTCCAAAAGAAGTATCTCCCAGAGGTACTGCCACCGACGCTAGCGATTCTTTTTACGATGAGGATTAATTAAATGGTAACCAGGAAAAATGCAGAAAAAACAAACGGTCTTGCGTCTGGCTACACTGGTATACCTGAAACCGATGAATATGTTGCGTCATGTAATATTGAAGACGTTGATAAGTCATTATTTAAATTATTTGACAAAGAATTAAGTTTGCAATTAGAAACTAAAAAAGACGGCATATTAGAAATTCCAGTTATATTTGCAACTGGTGAGCGCTTCGCAATCGTAAAAAGAAAAAAGCCAATTCGAGATCATAATCGTGCACTAATATTGCCTCTAATATCAATTGCTAGGACTGGCATACAACAAACAAATAATGATATAGCAGGTAGAGGAATTAATCAATCTACTGGTGATTTAATTGTAAAACGTAAGCTTACGTCAAAAGATAGAAATTATCAAAACATATTAAATAAATTAGATATACGAAATCAAAATAGCACAGCCACAAAAGACTCAAATTCGCATGCTTCAGGCAGTACTAGATTGCGTTCAGAAAATGCTTCAGCAGCGCGAACTGCCCCTGCACATGCAAGCTCCGCGTATATGCACCCTAATATAGGGAATAATATACATGAATTTATTGCAATACCTCAGCCTCAATTTTATACTGCAAATTATACCATTACATTGTATACACAATATACTCAACATATGAATCAATTAATACAACAAATTATAAATTCATTTTTACCACAAGGAAGATGTTTTAAGCTGACTACAGAAAAAGGGTATTGGTTTAATGCATTTTTTGACGATTCATTTGATTCACAATCAAATGTTGAAGACTTTGCTAATAGCGAGCGAGTTATTATGACATCAATAAATTGTACAGTACCTGCATATCTTATAGCAGGCTCTGATTCTGGTTCACCTACACCAATTAGAAAATATTATTCTGCACCAAATATTAATTTTAATATAACAACAAATCATGATGAATTTAATTTATCAACAAACCCGACAACATCGCAAGAAAAAAAGCTGATTGATGAACAGTTTAATGGTTCACGAATAAAAAAAATATTTTCAAATGATAATGTTGGTGAAACAATTTATAAAAAAATATAATAAAAAAACATTAAATTATACCGTTATTCATAATAGTTCGTTTTTAGATGATATTTATAACTAATTGAATTTTATTTTTTACACAATTTTTTTCGTGTATGGAGCGTTAAATGGCAGAACAAACATTTAAATCACCTGGATTTTTTGAGAGAGAAATTGATTTAGCCGAAAGGCAACAACAACCTTTCGGTATCCCAGCAGCAGTTATAGCTCCTGCTTTGCGAGGCCCGGCTTTTGTTCCTGTTACGGTAGGAACATTTTCAGACTTTGTAGCTAAGTTCGGCGGACTTGATCCTGATCGCTTTGGACCATATGCTGTTAATGAATTTTTGCGACACAAGACTGCACTTACATATGTTCGTGTTCTTGGCGCAGGTGCAAATTCGTCAACTGAACATATTGGAAATACTACTAGAACAGGTCAGGTTAGAAATGCAGGCTTTCTAGTTACAGGCAGCAACCCGCCTGATGCCAAGGATGGAGATGCAGGATATGTACAGTTTTTGTGCGCCAAACATGATGCAACAGCTCGTGGTGATATCGGTATGCCGATGTTTGCAGATAATGATAGTTTTGACGCATCTAACGAGCTTAATTTGTTACGTGGTTCATTGTTTATGGCATCAGATGCAAAAGCAATGGTAATTAACCCAACAGGTTCATTAGGAGCACCATTAGTTTCTACACGTGCTACTGATGCTACGTTTCATGCTGCAGATGGTACGTTTAAATTATTAATATCATCATCGGCAGGTTCTTCATTTGCTTCTGATCATGATTTGCCGGGAATTAAAGAATTTATTGTTTCATTAAACCCTAGTAGTGCATCATATATTGGAAAAGTATTAAATACAGATCCTAATAAGTTTTCTCAAGAAAAGCATCTTCTATACACACACTTCCCTGTTGATAGTGAATTAGCTGCACCGATTATTGGTGATGCAGACTATATGACCGTTGGATTATTGTCAGGGTCTGCCAAAACATCAAGTGATTCTGGCAACACAGGCATGTCATTTGCAGATATGTTTGGTCATTTTGATACAAGATACCAAGCACCTAAAACAACAAAATTTATATCTCAGCCTTTTGGTACAAAAGAGTATGATCTATTTAATGTTGAATCACTTGATGATGGTGCTTTTGCAAATACACGATATAAAATTTCAATTGCAAATATACGAAAATCAACAGATGATCGTAGCGATTATGGAACATTTAGTTTGCAGGTTCGCGACTTTAACGATTCAGACCAACAACCTAGTGTATTAGAACAATTTGATAATTTAACGCTTGATCCGAATGATGAAAATTATGTCGGTAAAAAGATTGGTGATAAAAAAGCATATTTTAATCATGATGCTGAAGAGGCAGAACGCCGTATTGTTATTACTGGGCAGTTTGCAAATAAATCAAAGTTTATCAGAGTTAACTTGGAAGAGGCAGTAAAGGCTAAAAAGGTTCCTGCTTCTGCATTGCCTTTTGGATTTAGAGGACATGAACTTCTA